GAGCTATAACCTCCCTAAGATTAATAGCTACCACCGTCTATGGTTATACCATCAAATGTTGTTAGGTTTGTGATCGACCCACCTGTTATTGCAACAGAATTAGCAGCCTGGGTAGCAATACTGCCAAGACCTAGTGTTGTACGGGCAGCAGCAGCATCCGCATCATCTATTAATGTCTTTGCATAGTTTGAAAAACCAAGTGCTGTGAGGGCTGCTGTGGCTGTTGTAGCACCTGTTCCACCATCTCCGATGGCAAGCGTTCCAGTGATTGAACTAGCATCTAATTTAAGAGCAAGTTCTGTTGACTCAATTACGATACCGCCGTTTGCTTTTAAATCAGCAGATATTGTATTACCAGATTTATCAAGACCATCGCCAGCCACCACCTGACCTGCACCAGAGAATTGTGCAAATGTAAGGTTATTCGTTCCAACAACAGCAGATCCAGTATCAGAAGTACAGGTAAATCCATTTTCTGCATTTGTTGTTCCCTGCTCAACAAAAACGAAAGCACCAGCAGCATTAGAACCCGTTGCCATGTCTGTAGCTCTTGATGGCGCTCCAGATGCGTTTACGTTATAAATACCATTCTGGGATGCAGTAGTTTGGTTCTTAATTAATATTCGATCACCAGTTTGCAGAGTTACACCATCTATAGATTGACCATTAGCAAATGCAGTAGATAGTGTGCCATTCGCAGTAGTTGTAGCAACAACAGAATCTTTAATATCTAAACCTTGAGCAACTCCGTCTACATATCCCTTATTTGCTGCGTCATTATCACCAGTAGGATCTGCTAATCCTGTAATTTTTTGTGAGTTTAATGAGACTGCACTGGTAGGAGCAGCCATTTGATCTAAAGTATTTGTTCTAACTCCTGCATCAAAATCTGAAATTTTTGTATGTGCCAGTGAAGGAATATCAGCAGCTACTAATGCTCTAAATGTAGGTGCAGCATCACTTCCTGTAGTAGGGCCAGATAATACTTTATTAGCATTTTGTACTGTATCTTTATCAAAAAACCCGCCTTTACCACCAATTTTTATAACACTTGTCGCTGATCCTCCAGCACCACCAGTACCTTTACCAATAAACAGGGTTTCGGTTCCCTCTGTAAACGCTAGTTCTGCATTGGCTAGTGAGGTGGGTGCTGATGATCCAGTAGATCTTTTGATTCTTAAGGTGTTTGCCATAATAAGTTAGTTTCAGTAATTTCCACCATCGACCAAATTTTCAACGGTGCGAGTTTGATCTGCTTTAAATGTACCACTAGATGAATCAAAATACACTACTGAGTTATTTACTTTATTAGCGTCATTTAAAGTTGCACCAGATGATGCAAATGGCGGGCCTTGCGGCCCCTCTGTTATTACTGAAACAACAGTTGCGTCACCTTTCGTAATTGTAACGCTGTTAGTTGTCGGATTGACAGTAACTGTATTTTTTTGTTCAGTAACATTAACAGTGGTCATGTTGTGGTATAACCCTGACTCATAGTAATTGTACCTTCTAGATAATATTCTTTTAGTCCTGCTGGATTTTGCAGAAGAACATCATACTTTAAAATATCTGGAGTAAATGTAGCAGTTTGTGTATCAGTAAGAGCTATACTTACAGATCCAGCCGATCTATCAGTGTATGTAACGGAAAAATCAGCATATTTTGTAGTGCGAGTCTCTTCCCAAACTTGAGCAAATACAGTAAAACCAGTTAGGTTAATTGCAGAATTATTAGAGTCTTTAAAAATAAGCGGGATTGCATGATCCGACCTTCTTTGAAGCGTAAAGTTATATGTACCAGGTTCGACTGCCATTAGCTATAAGGTGATGTGCCTAGTATATCAGTTTTCCATTGTGCCTTCAAAGCATCTGTGTCAGTTGCGGATGTAATTTTAGAGTCAGCAGGTGCATCTCTTAGTGCCTGTTTTTTGGCAACAATATCAGTTGTTGAAGCACCTGTTTCTAAAGCCTTTTGGAATTCAATATCAAGTGCTTCTAATAAAGGTTGCCTAGCTTGCCTAATATTAGTCTTATGAATTTCTCTAGCTTTAGCCATGTCGATACCGAATCCCATGTTTTACTCCGTATAAGTCCAAGCATTTCTAAAACTTCTGTCTGTAGGAATAACAGATTTATCTACAATATACGATGTTTTTCCAGTTGGTACATCTTTATCTCTTATTTGTTCAACTGTTAAACCACAATTATCTGAAGGAACAACTATTGCAACGCTGCCATCATCTGCGGTGTAAATAATACGTTTGTCAGAATTAGCCATCAGTTTTTTCTTTTATTATACATAGCTTTTATTGGTCGCCAAATACTGCTGCGGTAACTCTGTTGGAATTAGCTCTGCTGTTACCAGGTGAGCTGTTGGGTAATTCAATAGTTACTCTAAAACCATTAGCATTATAAGGTGAGTCCATAAATCCAATTTGACGAGTATTAGAACCCCCAGGACTATCATGATTATGAGTAACTACTGCTGCATAGTTACTATTTGCCATTGCAGTACTGAAATTAATAGCATAATCTCCAGTTCCATTATCTACTATTGAACTTACATTAAAATCATCTCTTATAGAGACAGTTCCAGTTCCGTCAAAATTTACCCATGCTTTTGCTCTACCTTGCTGTATTTGTACTGGAGTTGAACCATTATTACCTGCAGAATCCTGAAAGTTTGACGCTCTGCTATTTGTAACTGTAATAGTGGAATGTGTGCTGCCTCTAGTAATGGAAGTGCTGCCTAAGGTAAATAATGAACCACTGATATTTGATGAAGCTATTGAACCAGTTATACTTCCAGATACTGTAAGAGAGGTTAATGTTCCTACTGAAGTTAAACTAGAAGCAGTAATATTACTAGCTAATGTATTGCCTGTTAATGCTGTTCCAGCCGTGGAAAGAGTAGTGAAACTTAGATTGCCACTCCCGTCTGTTTTTATAACATCTCCATTACTTCCGTCTGTTGCAGGTAAAGTAAAAGTTACAGTACTTGATAAAGAAGATGGAGGTTTTAATGCTACATGAGGATCTCTATTACCTGTTGTCTGAAACATAATAGGTAAGTCATTTAGCAAATGTAAACCATCGCTAGTAAGTCCTACTCTTTGTGTGCCACCTGTTGAAAATCCAAGATCATTTGCTCCAAATCTAAACATCCCTGTATCTGTATCATTATCAAACGCATATGCAGGACTACCAGCAACCGATCCATCATCTCCGAGTAATTGACCCGTCATAGTACCACCGCTTAATGTTAGTAATCCTAAATTTGGTGTATCAACAGGGCCGATTGTGGTAAATCCATTATTAGATGAATTTCTTATTTTTAAATTATTATTATCTGCTGTATCAACATAAGGCATAAATGCCTCTGTATTACTAGGATCGGAAGAACCGCTATTTAATGTCTTAATTGCACTAAATACTGCATTAAGGTCACTTCTTACCGAGGCTCCTGAGGCATTAGCAATATTGTAATCTGATACTTGAGCCATTTATAAAAGATTTTTCTCCATATTACACCCCTTTACCATATCCTACAGCCTGAAATGTAAAACTTCTATCAACAAAACTCGAACCATTTTTAATACTTACAGTAAATCCTGTACCAGAAACACTTGTTACCGTAAAGAAATCACCTGATTGTGCATTTTGTATTGTTATTCCTATTGTAGGTAAGAAAGCATTTGCTCCTCCTAAAGATGAAGTTCCTACAAAAAATGGTTTTCCAAAAGTAACTGTTTTTGCTGATGTACCTGATTGTTGTGGTGCAGTAGAAGTACTACTTCCTGTTTGATAATTCTGTTCTGTCCTTGATTGAAATTCCGCAGTATAACCAGCTTGTTGTACGTTCATATTTTGTGCAGTATCACCAGTCTCGAGTATTAATTTGAATTTAAATCTTCTACCTCTAAAAGTACCGTTTGCAAAATTATTAAACGCTCCAAAACTTCCTGATGCTGTTTGTGATGTTGCAACTTGTATCTGACAGTTTGCCTCATCTGCTGCTGCACCATCAAAGTTACCATTTAAAGCATAATCATCCCAATTAATACCAGGTGGCCCAGGAATTATAGTTTCAATATCTTGACCAATAACAAATCCAACAGAACGTATTACTCTCTTTAAATCAAGAGAAAATACAGCACCTAAATCCAAAATATCCTTAAAAGCATATTCTCCTGTTGCGTTTGTTGCTGGGTTAGTTAGTTGTAAAGCACTTGTTGTATTACTAAATGTTGTATTAGTTTTTGTACCTTGAAAGGCTGGACTATCTAAATCTTCTCGATCCTGCAATATAACTTGAGTATCAATTAAATCAGGTAAGTCTTGAATGATAGAAGTCTCTCCAACACTAAAGTTTCCTTGATCGTCCTGAAATTTTAAAATATATTCCCCTTCTAAACTAGGTACCACTACATCTGTAGTATTACCAGCAAGGGCAGTAACAAGGTCAACAGAATTTTGGAACGTACCACTTCCGTCTGTTAAATTACTATGCCTGACATATACTCGTCCTCCGTGAAGCACGTCAGGATCTACGGTTTTTGTCCATCTAAGCCTTACTAATTTATTAGTAATAGGTTCCATAGATAAATTTTGAACATTTCCTGGAGGTGTTATTTTACCAACAGCATTAAATGTTAAGTCTGAAGATGTTGCTGAAAGTTCTAATGCAGCATTAAAAGAAAAAACTTTAAATTCATAGGCTCCTGCTTGTGTATTTAAAAGCTCGAAATCTGGTCTAAATACAATTTCACTTACCCAGTTAGTATTATTAAATCTGTATTGAACTAGATATTGACTTACACCAGTAACTGTTACCCAAGATAAAATTAACTTACTTACTGCAAGAGCATTGATTACAACAATTCTTTCAGATGCCTGTAAGTTTCCAGGAGGGTTTTTAGGTTCATTTAGTAATGATATATTTCTTGCAGGTAAACTTACGCCTTGTTCAATATTTGCATATTTACCCTCAATATAAGTAAGTGCTGTTATTGCATAATTAATACCATCTTGTTCCTCTACAGATATTACTCTAAATGTTTGTGCTGAAAGGCTATCACTCTGTATTAACCATATCGAATTTGCGTTTGGTGCAGAAGAAAAAGCAGAACTAACAGTTATTACATTATTTAAAATACCTGATATAGACTTTGTTTCTACAGTGCCGTCAGAAAGAATTACACTACACTTTTGGTTTGTCCCAGAAAAGCCACTTAAGTCGTTAGTATTATCAACAGTAATTTGTGTAGTCGATGCTGTATTTATACGACCAGATCTGCGGAATCCAGCTCTAACAGGATCATTTATACTTATGACAGAACCAGGTCTTACGATTGCACCAGCGTCTATTGATGTTGTGAAACTGACAACTTCTGTTTCATTTTGTTCACTGAATAATATTGCTTTACCTAATCTGTGAGCCTGTCCACGAGAAGTACAAGCAAAGGCTTTTACATCTTTTTTTACTATTCCTAATTTTGCTTGTGCGGCAGTATCTTCTATAACTTCATAATCTATTTCTCTACTATCCATATTAAAATAACTAACAGATATAACGGTATGTCTTTGTTTTAAACTACTTCCAGAATATGAAAAACCAGTTTCACTTACGTTTGCCAAACTAAATAAATAACTTGGATCTGTTGGTTTATCCTGTGTAAGAGTTACAGAACCTTCAGACCATATAGGGAAACATCTCATGACACCAGCTAATTCATTTATTAACTGATATGCTTCCATAGATCCTTGAATATTTACATTGCAACTAAATCTTGCCTCCTGTCCTCCAAATCCATCGTCTACTTCTTCATTTGCATAACGACTAGCTGCTACAAAACTAAATAGATCAAGATTACTATCTATAATATGAGTTCCAAATCCGTACCTCTCAGTCGTGAGAAGATCAAGTAACACCATCGCAGGACACGAAGTCCAAACAGCAGCACCCATTGTTCCATTAAAAATGTATCCACTTGGATAAATTATTCTACCTGTCTGCAAATCAACAGTGGGTGTACCAGAATTTGATGCACCTGCTCCTGGTATTCTTACCTTTACACCACGAATACGAAAAGATCTTTTAGGTATAGAACTAAACTGTTCAGAATCTATCCTAAAATTTGCATATGCACTGTTAAGGTATCTTTGTTTGTCATCAACAATTTCACCAATACTTGACCAAGCAAAAGCATCTACTAACTGCGAGGATGAGCTATCTGCTGTGACTCTTACGACTCTTACATCAACAGGAAAAGCTCCTGTAAAATTTACACGATATTCTTTTTGGTATGCGTCAGCAGTACGACCAGTGATAGTGTCTGATAAAACATCGTTAAAGCCACCACCGTTATATTGAACTTGTATCTTAAGTTCAACAGTTGAACCTAATATATCACCGTCTTCTGTAACTTCTTGTATTTGCGGAAATGTAATAGTAACTTTTACAGCATCGACATTTGTATTTGTCACCTGACGAGTAACAGGAGAGGAATTTGTTACCGTCACACCTACTCCCGTAGTAGATTGACTACCTTCAATACCTGAAATGTGATCTTGGTTTGACGTTCCAAAACGAGGCGTAAATTCTACATTCTGAAAGTTAAAGTCTGATGACTGTGGATTTGTGTTACTAGCATTTGAATCAAGAATAGGAGTATCGTCAAAAAATATATCTTTTAATGATGCAGTATCATATGCTGTACTCCCTTTTGTAATTCCTGCTTTAGATGGAGTAGCAAAACCTTCTATCTCTCCTTCAGATAATAAATCTTGCAGTGTAGCAAACTGTCTACTATTTAAAGTATCAGGTGTTCTAATAGGATCTCGTTGTTTTTTAGGTGGGCCACCAGATCCCCTAATAATTTTTGTCATTGAGATACCACCTGATTAGTGTCAATACCAGCAGAAATTACAACCGATCCTGTTACTATTTCACCGTATACTATTGGATGAGAAGTACCAGCCCTAGATGTATTTTGTATTCCTGAAAAACTAAATGATATTCTTGGATCTTCTTCATTTTTAAAATCAGGTGTCGGTGGAACAGGAAACAACATTTCACTTACACCTGACAAAGCTAAACCTAACCCTATATTTTTTACTAAACCAATTGCACCTAAATTTTTTGCTAATGCTGCACCAAATAATCCCCCACCAACAGCAAAGCCTACTCCTATAAGAACAGCACCTAATATAAATTTACCTGCACCTCCACCAGCACCGACAATGACGGGAACTATATGTATATCAGATTTTCCTATAGGATTTTGTATATCATCTTTACTTAGTTCATAGTCACCAACCAAAACTTGATAATACCTATTAGACATATGTGCTTCTAGTTTTGGAAAATTAGTTATTAGAAAACTTATAGCATCAGCAGTTGAATTTATAACAGCATCTAATTCTTTATAACCTATAAAGTCAGCAAGTTCTCCATAAAGTTTAACTTTGTTTGACATAGCGATACCTCTTACCAGTACATTTTAACAACCATTCAGAGTAAGGCTCTTTACAAGATAGTCTATCTGCTAAATGATGTAAAACCATATCTCCAAGAAAAATTGCTACATGATTTAAAGTTGGGTGCAATATTGACATTAATAACACATCACCTTCTTCTAGCTTTTCATCCATTCTTAATTCTCTAAAACCAGTTCTCCAAGCGTAATTTTCAAATAATGGATTTTTTAAAAACTCTTCAGGTGTCATTGTTCTTGCATAATCTTTTAAAACAATTCCTTTTTCTTTTTTATACCAATCAACAACCAAACTCCAACAATCAGTTACACCCCAAACCCATTTCCTTCCTAAAATATCTGCAACGTACCCTTCTGGTTTACATTCTCCCCATTGTTCAGTTTTAGGGTTAACAATGTACCAGGGTAGTTTACTTTGTTCGCAACTAATTTTATCTGCCTGACTTGGTTCTGGAGGTGTAATAGGATGACTATGAACAACACCTATAATCTCACCTACATTATCTGCTTTTACATAATCTTCTGGATCAATAATAAAACACTGATTATCTGTAATTGAAAGATTACGACATGGATAGTATCGCTCTTTACCTTTTACATTTAATAGCAGCCCACAAGACTCTCTAGGATCTTCACGTTGAGCATGCAGTAGTGCCTTATATTTCCAACTCATTGAACGAACGTACCAATAGAAGGAAATAAAGCACGGGTGCATTGACGTTTAGGTGCTTTTACTCCAGCCATATCAATAGCTCCTGCTAATTCAAATTCTACTACTTCTCTATTCTCTGTTGCCTTCCGATCTATTGTAAAAATTTGTTGTTTGAACTCTGCTGTAGGATCAGGTGTTCCAAAAGGGTTTGTATTTCCAGGAAAATTAATTGCATCAATAAATCTTGCCATTGTTCTTATTCTTCTAAACGTACTACCTGTCAAATCATTTCCTGTTGTTACTTGGTTAACAGATAAAAGAATTGAAGAAATAGTTCCTAATGCATTACTTACTATAAGTTTTGGTCTAGGAATTTGACCTTGTTGATATGCAAAACCAGTAGCTTCTATAGGAAATCTTAAATATTCATTACCAGCCCATACTATTTTTCCATTTGCATTTAAATTACTACCAGCATGAAAACGATAAATATCAACACTTTGAGCAGTCCATGTAACTTGATTGTCGGTAATTGTTTGTCCAATAGATGCAGAACTAAATGCAGTAGGTTCAGTTGTTCCACTTTGCCCAGCAACCGTACATTTAAAGTTTATTGTTTGATTTGTACCAGTATGACCTACAACATTATTAACAGTATAAGTTTTATTTGCTTCCCAAGAATTATAGTGTAGTCCTGATGCTAATTGAAGGCTAAACAATTCAATAATTGCAGATGGATTTATTTTTTGAACTTCGTTAAAAACAGGGCCTGTACTCATGGCTCAAACACCTCTCTAAACGTAGCTTTTAAACTAGCTCTATTTGGAAAATTTATAGTTTTTGTCCATGATTCACATACGTATTGAGATGAACTAGACTCATTTGGTAATGTATAGGTAAAACTAGCACTATCATTAGCTCTTGCATCTAAAAAAGTTTCTAAAGTATCACTTTCTGTTTCAGTAATATTGTTCCAGGACAAGTCATAAATTTTTGGATTTTGATGTTGTGCTAAACCAAATAAAATTCTATGTTCATAACCATCAGCAAAACGAACTATTCTTGTATTTGGTGCTGATTTTTTTTGTAAGCCATAACTAGGTTCAGGTGTAGATGGAAAAGTAGCCATTATGCAAGTAAACCCCCAGGTCTTTTTTGCTGTAATAATTCAGATTGTACTGCAACTGCTACAAGGCGACCAAGTTCTCTACCTTGACTTTCATTACCTTCTACTGAACTACCAGAAGCATCTACATTCACAACAATATTACCAAGACCACCACCTGTTGATTGTACACCTAGTTTTCCATTACTACCTCTACGTAAGGGTAAAATAGCCTCTGGTGATTGCTCTCCCATTAAGCCAATTCCACCATTAGCCATAGGAAATAATGTAGGTCTATTAACTACACCACCGTATGCATATTTCTGGACTTTACCATCTACAAAAGCATTACCATTTGCATTACCAAATAAACCAGTTATAAAATTAGTAAATGGTTTTGTAATACTCTGTTGTATAGCAATTCTTGCCATATCCTTAATAATTGAATTTGCTAAATCTCTAAAATTTAATTTTCCTGTAGTAACAAAATTTACCAATGCATCTTCCATACCTTTAATACCTTTAACTACAACATCTGCCATTGATTCTTGTACTGTTTTTATGCTCTCTCTAAATGTTTTTAGTTTTTCTCTCATTGTTTGACCGAATGATTTTTCTATAGCATCACCTGCACCTTTAGCAGAATCTTTAATGTTATTAAAATAGGTAGCAGGTGCGTTAGTTTCTCCACTAAATAATTCATTTATTTTATTAAAGCTTTCAGTAAATCGTTCTGTAAAACCTGCTGTAAAATCTTCTCCTAATACAGATGACATACCAGATGTAAGATTATCTTTTATACCACTACCTATATTTTTTAAACCTTCACCAGCACCCCCTAATAAATTAATCATCCAATTAGGTATTTTTTCAACAACACTATTTACAAAATTTTGTACACGTTTTCCGAGCTGTCCTATTATTCTTATCATTTCATCTACTAATTTTATTGTTGCAAATATTCCAATAGATATACCTCTAATACCTATTTCTATTGCTTTAAAAAATCCACTAAAATCATTTTCTGCACTAAATAATTCACTAAATACACCAACAATAGTATTTAATGCTGGTAATAGTGCATCTGTAAGTTGTTTTCTAAATCCGTCAAATCTTATAGCTAATACTGCTATCTGGTCATTAAAAAATTCTGCATTTTGTGCAAATTCATTACTTACTGCATAATTAAATTCTGTTAGTGATGCTGCACCACCATTTAACAGGTTTATTAAACTTGCACCTGATCTACCAAATATTTCCATAGCAATAGCAGCTTTTGTTGCACCATTTTCCATTTGTGAAAATCTATCTGCTACTTCTCCTAATACCTGTTCATTTGTTTTAAAAGTACCATCAACTGTTCTTACAGATATTCCTAACGCATCAAAACTATCTTTATATGTAGCAACACCTTGATCTGCCTCCCTCATAGATTGTGCTAATCTTCTTAGTCCTTTGTCTATTGTTTCCTGACTTACACCTGCTAATTTACCAGCGTTTACATATGCCTGTAATGTATTAGCAGCTATACCTGTTTGATCTGATAATTTACCAAAGCTATCTGCACTATCTATTGCACCTTTGACAAGTCCTACAAATGCACCACCAGATATAATTAATCCAAAAGTAGCAAAAGTTTTATTAAGACCACCCATTGCAAGCCTTAAGTTTTTAACACGCCCTGCAACCCCTTGCATAGAGTTACCAAGACGTTTTATAGAACCTGCGCCTACAGTTTTTGCTGCTACTACTAAATCAAACTTTGCCATTTATTGTTCCTTATTTAATGCACTTAATACTGATGCTTCCATAATTTGTAGGCTTTCTAGCATAGCAGTATGATCTTCTATATTATACAGTTTAATCATTTCTATAACAGATGTATAGTCAAAACCAATAATTCCACTCATTCCTACACGCCATTGCGTTTGACAGCGTAAAAACATTTCTACAGTCTGCCAATTTCTCTTGTATACATAAAAATTATTATCTACTTCTGTTTTTTGTAATTTTATACCTAATACAGCATCATCATCTGATGTTTTATCTATGACAAGTGAACTATTAACCCAATATTCACCTGCCTCTGCTAGTTTTTTACGAATATCTCCTCATTTGATTCCATAAATGCAAAACCAACAGCAGTAGCAAAACCTCTAACTTCTAATAATTGATTTAATGTACTTTTGTTAAATGGTACTTCTTGACCTTCTCCATCAACTAAATCTTCCCAACCTAGTAATACTTCTTTTGCTACATCAATATCATCTATCTGTTTATCCTCTACCATTTTTATCATTTCTTTAAATCGAGACTGAGAAATATTTTTGAAATGTGCTGTAAATATTTCTTGTGATACTTCACCATCTTTATTTATTTTTACTACTACTTTCCATTTATATGTAGGTTTCTGGTCAATAACAAAAGGCATAA